CAACATACTCTTTGGCCCCTAAAATGTTTACCTTACCAGTTGATGTTGTTTCGATCTCAACGTTAGAGTTATCCAAAAGAGAAAGGTCATTAAGGGCCTCTTCACGGATACCCATTTTAAGGGCCTCTTGTTGGATGGCCGAATATTTTTTCTCTTTGATAAAATACTCTTTAAATTGACCATACTCTCCACGTTCACGCTCAAGATCGGTCTTATACTTGTCGGCCAACTCTTTAAACTGAGAGCTTTCTCTCATTTTCGATTCTTCTATTTCAGCTAATCTTTGGGCCAATTGTTGTCTTTCAGTCTCAATTTGAGCGACTTTTGATTTAAGATTGTTGGCCTGTTCCTTGTAGAATTGAGTGGCCCCTGATTTTTCTTTTTCAGCATCAACTTTTGGTGTCTCAACTGGTTCTGGCGGCAATGGTTGATCGTTTAGCTCTGACATTTTTACCCTCTCTTTTTATTTTTATTAAATAAGTTTACAAAAGAGGTCAGCAATTTACCAGTGATAACAGCGGAAAATTTTTGATCACCAATAGGGAGTATTGGCCTAATGACGTGACTTTTACCGGCCCCTAAAAAGTTATGGTATTGGAATTTCTCATCGGTAAAGTCTATTGATATGCCTTCTTTTTTATCTTTAAAGACCATTGAGTTGATCATCTTACCAGAGAGGATTAGGTTAACAGGGCGTACTTTTTTATCGAATTGCTTATATCGTCCTTTATTAATGGCCTCTTTATAAGATGGTGAATACTCCTGAAAGCGAGGTGTGCCAGAGCTTCCACCTCCTCCACCCTCAACTGGTGATTGGCCTCTTTCCAGTGATGCTATGATCTCTTCTTTTAAAATCTTTTTGGCCTCAACTTTCCATTCATTGGTAGTTTTTTCCACAAGATCATCTTTGGCCCTTTTTAAAAGTGTTTCGAGTGTCCTTGTAGCTGAAAGGGAATTAAGATCTATTTTCATAAGGCCCCTAAAGTTTAGATAGGAAATATGACTTAGACTTATCAGATTTTTCGGCCAGGATCTCGGCGATCTTTTTTCTGATATCTGGTTTAAATTTTTCATCATCATCAGAATTTGGGATGAACCTTCTCTCTGGTAATTCTGAGTCCCCTGAAAAATTGCAATGACCATCGGCCTTTGCAGCTTCCTTCCCCCATATCCCAACCTCTACTATTTTACCCTTATCTTTAAATGTCAGAGCGTCGAGCATGTCCCCTTTAAGTTCTAAGTTGGCCTTAGTTGATCCAGAATATTTCTTTTTATATTCCTTATAACTAGGAGATAGTGGTTTGAATTTTCCATATCCACTAACAGGAGAGGCCGCACTTCCAACCTTCTCTAATATCGCCTCAACAAGATATGTCCCAATCTCCTCTTTAGCACTATCTCTTTGGTCAGGATCGAGATCACTTAATGGTAGTTCAAGTTTGTAAGTCACTTTGCTGAGTGCCATTGTCCTCTCCCATATTCATATTGACTTTGTTGTCCATTGGTTCAGTAGTGTCTTCATTATCGTTTTTAGATTCCAATAAAATCTTTTGAATTTCTGCTTTGTCCTCTTCGATCTCTTTTACTTTTGCCTCGGCCTCTTCTTTTGATAAGTCAGGATTATCTCTCATGAGACTATCTATACGAGAATCAAGTCCTAAATCTTGTCTTTGACCAATAGCATCTAGTTTTTCTTTTTCCGTCATATAGGGAGATGGCTTTGAGAATTTGGCCACTAGTCGGACATCCTCGTTAAGGCGTCCAATCTCCATGAGATCGTCTACTAATAACTGCTTATCAAAGTAGTAATTAAATATTCGAGCAATAATTTTGTATTGCAGGGCCTCTCCGTCCTTATAAATTTGTTGTTGGTCTTCAATATCGTCAGTGTTAATTGATCTTTTGATCATCTCCTGTACACCACTTTCAGCATTGGTAGCAGAAAGTTGACCTTGAATAGTCCCTGGTTCTAAGTCATTGGTTGAAAGAAGGAGAGCGATAGTTTCATCAATAACCCTTAGATGTTTATCAGCGTCAAAGTTGGGATTAGCAAAACCCATGGAAGGAGTGGGATCTCCTTCCTCCACTTTGATAGTTATCCCTTTACGTGGTGATATCTCAAAATTCGCAGGAATGTTTTTACCAAATAGATAAAAGTAACCGAACCCTTGAAACATCTGAGCGTAGTTGAGGTCAGTCAAAAGCATGTTAACAAGGATCGAATTGTCAGGTAAATCATCCCCACCGACTGACCAGTATTGGCCATCTTGATATCGTGAGAAGTCTACAAAGGGGAGAAGTTGGAAAGGGTTTGAGTTGTCTGTTTCTTGTAGGCCTTCAATGACCTCCCCTTTTTCATCGGTTGTAAAATGATAGTTGTAGCTCCACCACACGTAGTGCTTTAAAGGGAGATCCTTATCTTCTGGAGAGTCGGCAATTATTTGATCACGATAATCACCGGTTCTAAATGATGTCATTAGATTGTTGGTTGACCGATCGGTTGAGTCAACTGTTGCCGTGTTGGCCGCATTGCGTCTATTGAAATAGGAAAATATGTACACTAGTGGCATTTCTGGATTGGTATCATCCTCAATGACGTCATAAAGAAATGGGTTTAAAGGTTGAATCTTTAGTTTGTATTTTTGGGAGACTGGACACTTAAAAGGCAAGATTCTGTTTGAGGCGTTACGCTGCAGCTCATTCCATTTATTGGTCTTTTTCATGGTGGAGTTAACGCCAAGACAACCATAGAGTTTTGCAATCTGCGCTTGGGCCTCCTCATTGATAGTGCCGTCTTTGTTGTAGGCCTGCCTGACGATACCGTCTTTATATACCCGAGCTTTTTTATTGATAATCTTTTTAGCAATGGAGATATTGGCCACTCTGTTGATTACAATTTTGGCCGTAGTCTCTCCCATCTCACGTCGGATTCTTTCAATGATATAGTATTTTGTAAAATCATTGAAAAGATCATATCGTCTTTTGGCCTCTTTTTTTCGTAGGACATTTTCACTTGATTCAATTTCAGTGATTACTTGTGCCCTAAAGTCTTTATCTAAAATGTTTGATTCATCTGAAATTCTCATTACCCCTTCCTTTACATATTTAATTCACTATAACCTTTTCCTAAATTTTCGCTGTTTAGTTGTCGCATCACTGCATAACCAATGGCCGTGGTCACGTGCTGATAGCGTTTTTCATCCTCAATATATCCTGACCCTTTTTTTAGGGCCGTTAACTTTAACCCCTCTCTTACAACTTTACATTTTTTTGTGACAAATAGGCGAGACTTGCCTTTAGAGTTTTTTAGTATGCCATTCATAGTAACATGGCGGGCCCTCACGGAAGGGTTAGCTAAAGGAACATCAATAACATGATCAATTGAATTTTCTTTCAAATACTCCTTAATAATTTGATAGTCAGTTTTATTTGATTTAGTTGTTCTCGCACGGCCTGAGGCGTCACCGTTAATAATGTACTCAAAGTCACGGGTAATAAGTCCTCTCTCATAGGCCTCTTCACAAGCTTGTAAAGTATTGGCCCCTTCAATAATCACTTCATCAAAAATAATAAAGGCCCCCTTAATGTATTGCATGAAACAGGATGAAAGTGGTTTACCTATCCCAATGTTAAAGTCCCATGTCCAAATTATTGGATAACCAGGTATAGGTTTAAACTCTTCAATCTCATTTTGTTCTGAATAGGCATAATAAATAACCTCTGTGTTGATCTCAATCCACTCTCCTTCAAGCATCCGGCGAGCTTCACGAGCATCAAAAGTTTCATAAAGTTGGTCTATATACCATGGAGGTAAAAAAGGATTGTCACGAGTTTTAGAATAGAAGACAAAGCGAGAGGGGACACCTGCAGTCATGAAGTATTTATAAATCTGACCTGATGGACTCGCTGGATTGGTAGCATTTAGGACAAATGATTCTGGTACGTGGGGAAGTCGGCCTACCCTCGCTCTCATCTCTTTATAAAATGGCCAATAGTCATCATTATTTTCTGTTAACTCTTCAATGCAAGCGGCCGATGCTTCCACTGATCGAAAGCGTTTAAAGTTTTTATCGGCCCATGACATGGAGGTAAAGCGTGAACCATTGTAAAACTGAAAGTCACCATTTGTTTTATTGTACTCATAGTCAACACCATCCTCTAAAACTCCCTCCATATGTTCAATGATTTTTAAATGGAGTGTACTTTTTAAATCATCTAAGGCCTTCCGTCCTAGAATGACATTTGACCTTTTGTAAAGCATTGCATGAGTGACGGCCACATGGGCCATTAGAAGAGATTTTGCTGATCCAACTGATCCAGATAAGAGGATCTCCACTACACCTTTGTTGTAATCCCAATCTCTTCTAATCATTTTTAAGACTTCATATTGAAATGGAATAATTGTAGGATTAAATTCTTCAAGATTAGGTGTACTAGTCGACCCTATCTCCGTCGAAAGCTGGTTCAGCATTGGCAACACCCTCTTGAATTTCTTTTATCCGGTCATTTTCTTTTTGCTGTTTGATGAGAGCAGCTTGAGAGACTATTTCTTTTTCTTTGATCATGATCACTTGTTTTGCAAAGAACAGGGCGTAATCGCCTGCTACTCTTTTAATGACATCTAGAGTTACAAGATCAGGCATTTTAAACTGGGCGTAGCGTAGTTCTGAAACAACTTTTTCAAAACATCTTTCACGAGCTGGATGATTTATCACAAAGCTGATTATGTCTTCTTTATAAAGATGTTTATTAAAGGCCCTTTTAATCCTAGTCTCAAACTCTTTTTTAACAATTTCAGAGATCATCGTTCAGCGTCCTGAAGAAATTTTAGCTGATCAACTGGTACATCAACCGTCGCTGGCTTTGACATTGTTGCTATATATTGTTGAGCATCCATATTCATCACACGAGGTTCTAACACTTCGGACTTAACATAAATTACATTATGAGTATGTCGGTCTTCATTAGCAATTTTTTCAGACATTGAGTTTTGTATAGGTGGAGAGCATTTACCTACAAAATTACCTTTTGAATCAATCGACAACTCTATTTGATGAGTATGGCCTCCTACGTGATTGCATCGATCTAACTTTTTGCCATTGGAGTCATACGTATGAAATATATGACAATGCTCCATTGCTACTAGTTGTTTTTCACGGCCATCAACACCAATATTTTTTAGCATTGTGGCGACTGCAAGTTTAAACGTATCGGTCATGATCTCAATTTTGCCATTCATAATCCTATTAGCATTTTGAAAATCATCAATACGTGGTGCATCCTGTTCGGATTTAGTATCTTCTTTTTTAGCTCTGGCCATCCGGTTCCTCTTTAGTAACTGTACTTGTTGTAATTATTTCTTCTTTCTTACCCATTGCGTAATTAAATGAGATTGTTCTTGTCTCGTCTTTAGTCTCTTTAGGTTTCCCAATTCTTACATTGAAAATCATCTCAATAGATTGCCTGTCTCCTTCAACAATTGCTTTGTTCATGAATCTCATAAATAACAATTCGAGACAGGGAATTTTTTCAGGATCAGCTAATTTTTTTTGTAATTCACCAAATGTTGTAAAGCTATATTTATCAATTATGGCATTACCATAGGCCCTTGTAATTTGCTGAGATTTTTTAAGCATTGGATCCATTGGTAAATTTCTTGGTGATCTTACTGAATGTCCTTTTTCAAATGGTCTACCCCTCGCCATTTTACCCCCTAACATCAGAAAGGCCGCTGCAAGCCGTTTTGTCAAGTATTAAATCAGCTTTACATTTATTTTTTAAATTATAACGGTTATCCCTTAAATTCCTGATACACCTTTGACATATCTTATCATCATTGCAGTAGTCTAATTGCTTACATCGTGAGCACTCAATTAGATGTCTATAAATAACTTTGTTAGTTTGAACACCCATTATTTAGGCCTTTCAGAGAGAGCTAGTTTTTTTCTCTGATACCACTCACGCTTCCATGCA